TTTAAGGAACTCAGTGAAGTCTCACAAATAAAGATAGAGGAGACCATTGTTGAAGAAGAGGATAAATTATCAGAGCATTATATACACGATGAACGGTATTCGCTATATAAAGTGATGTCTTCTTCCAACAAAGCTCGCAAACGGAGACTTAGTAGAGGCCGTTCGCTGGTAAAACAGACTCAGATACTCGAAGAAAAAGCTGGGGCAACTCGGGAAGAAATAATGGAAGAGATTTCTCGTGATCCTTTTGCCGATTCGTTGGACATAAAAGAGTTCACAGTAGAAGAATTTGAAGACTACACCCGTAGGCTTCTGGAATATTACCGAGATGGGAAATTGGAGTATTTTGTTTGTGATCTTGAGACGCAACAGTTAGAATGGTACCATCCTAAAGGAGACCTTGTTGGGTTTGCGTTGGCAGACCCCGTTGAACGGACAGGATACTTTATTGGTACAAAGCACCCCGACTTAGACCGAACGGAAGAAGAGGTTCAGCGAGTTTATAGATGCATAGAGAAGCTCCACCGAACCATTCCAGTGGCTAACCACAATATTATTTTTGATATATGCTGGTTATGTGAAAAGACTCGGTTAGAACCAAGAGACATCACAATTAAATCGGACACAATGTATCAATGTGGCCTTGTTATTGGACGTGACCGATTGAATCCTGGAGAACGAATGAGCCTGAAGCATATGGCGAAAAGGGTTCTGGGGTTAGACTTTAAGTGGGGCAAGCTCATTGACGAAGCGTTCAAGTCTATCCGATTAACGATAAACAGGGTGTTTTGGAATATTAATTACGACCTTATATCTATTTATGCTTGTTTCGATGGTATCATTACGTTGATGCTTTACGAAAAGATGGATGAACGAGTGAAAGAAGATGGTATGGTGTATATCCACGAGCTCATGATGGACGCAATAACTGTTTTTGCGGAGATTGAACGAACGGGGGTGGCAGTGGATGATGAACTCCGTAAGAAATTACTCACAGATTACCGTAAAAAGATGGAGCAAGTCCGCAAGGCCTTTGATTCTCTGCCTATGGTCAAGAAATACAACGAGGATCATGAGCGGAACGCAAGTATAGGGAGTGATGATAACCTCAGAGAGCTATTTTTTACTCCCAAATACTTCTGCTTAGAGCCAATCGAGTATACAGACAGTGGTGCTGCCTCCACAAATGCGGATGTCTTAAAAGAGATATCTGATGCCAAGTCGCCCGACTTTAGGCAGGAGCGGAAGACTGCAGATTTAGTATTGAGGTACCGTTCGGTACGGAAGTTGGAGTCAACTTATCTTGCTCCCGTCAAAGACCAAATGAAGGACGGAATGTTCCTACCTGACTACAACCTTATTGGGGCACGAAGTGGTCGTATTTCAAGTTACTTCCACACCATTCCAAAAGGTAATGACATTAAAAGGATATTTCGGTCTCGGTTCTATGAGGAAGGGGGTCTGATATTCTCAGGTGACTATTCCCAGTTAGAAGTTCGAGTGATTGCTGGGATTAGTGGGGATGAACGACTGAAAGAAGCCTATATTAATGGCTATGATGTTCACAGGTATACAGCATCCATTGTTTTCGATAAGCCAATGGAGAAAGTCAGTTCAGGAGAACGGTCATATGCTAAGACCGTAGTGTTCGGTATCCTTTATGGTAAAACAATTTATACGTTATCCCAAGATTTAGGTATAAGCAAAGAAGAAGCACAAGAGTTGTTGGACTTTTTCTTTAAAGGGTTCCCTAAAATTAAAGAATGGGTTGATGAACAGCATGAACGAGTGAAACGGGGTGGATACGTTGTGACTCCTTGGGGCCGTCGTCGGTATGTGCCGTGGATTAATTTACCTAAAGACGATTGGAGATATGGCAAGGCCTTACGGATAAGCCAAAACTCACCAATACAAGGGGCTGCGAGTGATATTACGTTATCTGCGACCGTAAGAATGCAGAATGAGGTCTACAAAAGAAACCTCCGTAGTAATATCATAGGTACAGTTCATGACAGTATCGAAAGTGACATCCACCCGACAGAGTTGTTTGACATGATTGACATTATGCAGTACCATTCGGAAGAGTACTGCAACAACCACCCTGATTTTCAATTCTTTATGAACGGGGTTCCACTTAAATTTGATTATGAAATAGGAACAAGTTGGGGTGGGGCCGTTGACATAGAAGGGTTCGTGACCGACCACCACTGGAAAATTGCTGGTCAAGAATTGGATATAAAAGAACTTGAACAGCAACTCAGTAAAACATACAAGGTGGAACTCCTAAATTGGGAGAAAGATAAAGCGGATACCGATAACATATTTAGAACCATTGATCCAGGAGATAAATATCACCTTGAATTAAAAGTTTCGTGATAAATTAAACGGTCATTAATTAAAGTTAAAATATTATACAGATGCGTAGAAAAGGTTTATTTATAGTACTCGAAGGGATTGACAATATAGGGAAAACTGCGACCCGTGATATGTTAGTATCACGGTTTCAGATGGAAGATATACCTGTTGAGGGTATTGAGTTTCCTTATAAGGGGTTCCATAACCTTCGAAAGATATCAAAGGACAAAAATTCAACTCACTACGAACGGCTATTAGCCCATGCGTTGTCTCATTCGATGACGTACCCTATCATTGACAAGCACATAAATGAAGGTAAAGTGGTTATACTGGACCGTTACTGGTACAGTAATTTAGCTTATGCCCCTACGTTTGCTGGGATACCCTACGATTATATACGTGACCTCGAAGGGACAAAGCTACAGCCCATCACCCCAGACTTAGTTGTTTATCTCCACTCTGATGGTATTTATCCTACGTTCCATGATAGGGAAAAAATTACTTCAGACAAAGACGATGCCTTTGATTCAGCAGACACCCAACTTCGAAGCCAATTACTCCGAGCTTATGAGCAGGTAGTAGAACGGGAATGGGAAGCGAACGGAAGTTTACATTTTATGGCCCATAATGTAGATGATTTTACTACACTGAAAGATTCTGTGCTTTGTCTGGAAGGGGGTATTGATGAACTATTTAAACGGAAGATTAATAAGTTACAAACTCAGCACCGTAAAGGCCTGATTGAATGAACATAGTTAACGAAGGGAAATGGTGTCGAGTTGAACATGCCTCCCGAGAAGAAATAGAGTCTATTGCCAAATGTCTCACCTTTTTTGAAGATGAGGATGTTTATGATATAGACATAGATTTGGATGAGGAGTTGGAGCTTACATGGGAGGACAAGTTAGACCACTTTGTCTTCCTTCAGCAAGTGAATGGTAAATTTAAGTTTTTGTCTGGGTTGTTGCCTTATTTTAAGGATCACTATAGTGGTCAGTTCACGGTTCAGACTGAATATACTGCTCCTGTAAGGTGGAAAGTAGAAATACCTGAAGACTATTTAGACGGGATTACATTTCGAGAATATCAGAAGCACGCAGTAGAGAAGTCGTTATATTTTCGCAAGGGTATCCTCCACATACCAACCCGAGGAGGTAAGACGGAAGTGATGATAGGGATAGCAAAATACTATCTGGAAAATATAAATCCTTCTGGTAAAATTTTGTTTGTTGAACCTGATGGTCACCTAATGGGCCAGACCTATAAACGGTGTCTCAAAAGAGGCTTAAAAGATGTAGGTAGGCTTGGGGACGGTCATCGAGAGTTGGACCACTCAGTGCTTATTTGTATAGTTAACAGCCTATATAATATTGTCAAAGACCCAAGCCATAAAGACTTTAATGCGATACAAGAGACTACAGCTATAATTGTTGATGAAGTTCATCACTTGGGGTCTCCATCTATGGCACAAGCTCCTATAGTCATTCCAGATATTGAGCTGTTCATTGGAGTAAGTGGTAGTCCGTTCAATGACGAAGCGGACCCACATACTAATCCAAGAGATGTGGCTATCATTGGTTTGTTGCACCAAGTGATCATGAAGGTGTCCCCAAGATACCTGATGAACAAAGGGTATATAGGGGAGCCACATGTATTTATTATGGGGTATGGGGGTGGGGGTTACCCAAGGTACTTTGTAAAGAACTATAACAAAGTTTACAATAAGTTCTTGTTATGGCATTCAGGCCGTAACGCTATGATAACGCAAATAGCAGAACTGTTTAACGATTATGAATTCAACTTACTAATTTTAGTCACACGAATAGACCATGGAAAGTTTCTTCTTAAGCGAATTAATTCATTTTCTCCTAACGCACTCTTCGCATTCGGAGGGGGTAATGTTATTAGACATTATGGGGGTGTACTCCCAGATGATCTTTCCGATGATGAATGGGATTGGTATGCGGATAAAGAGGATAAGAAAAAAGGCAATAAATATATTGGACTTAAAGGGGATCAGGGAAAACTCATTGATGAACATTTTGAAGGAGACGAACCCAACATATTGATAGGGAGTACCGTCTTTGATGAAGGGGTTGACCTCCCAACGGTGGATGCCTTGATTATAGCTGGTGGGCAGGGCCGTTCTGATGTAAAGAACATTCAACGTCCTGCCAGAGCATTAACCCGAAATGACGGTCGAAACTATGTGTATATCATAGATTTTTGGGACGACAGGCATAAATATTTAAAGAAACATTCTAAACTCAGAATAGATGCCTATAAGAAAAACCAGTACTACATCCACACAGGGGGTATGGATGAACTTGAAGAGAGTATAAAGGAAACAGTTAGAATTGAAAATGAAATTAGGAAAGGAAAGAAGTAGATGTCAGAAGACAAACAAAAGCAAAAAATGCAGTTTGATTATTCGTTTGATTTTCAGAAAAAGATTTTAGCTTTATTAGTGAGGGACTTTAAGTTCCTAACAGAGTACGGTTACAATATTATAAACCCAAAATATTTTGACTCGTTCTATCACCAGTTTATCTGTAAAAACATTATTAAATATTTTACGGAGCATGGTGAAGCACCTGACCAAGTAAATCTTGAGTCTTTGGTAGTGGACTCAGCAAAGAAAACTCGTACGGATGATGAAGCTCTGAACAATATGTTGGATGAGATTTATGAGATATTCAACATGGAGTTGAACAGTATGGGATTTGTTAAGGATAAAGTCCTGAAGTTCGTGAAACGGCAGAACCTCATACGTGGTCTTGACCAATTGGGTGGCCTACTGGATTCAGATGATGACTATGACAAGGCTGTATCAATAATTGAGAAGGCCGTTCACGTAGGTCATTCAAATGACTTAGGGATGAATTTTGCTAAGAGCTACAAAGAACTGCCTAAACTTTACAGGGAAGAATATGGTATCGGGAATCTTGTGAAGTCAGGCCTTCCGACGTTGGATCGGTTCATGGGTGGAGGGTTCTACAATGACTTTCTTTACGTTATCTCAGGGCCTCCTGGACGGGGGAAAACTTCTTTGATGTCAGCGATGGCTGCTAATTGTATGATACGTGGTAACGGGGTGTTTTATTATACATTCGAGGTTCCTGCAGTGGAAATTATGTTTAAGGTTATCTGTGCGATTACTAAACTGAGCCACGATGAAGTCATTAGTGGTGATGATAGTTTATTTGAAGATAAGATCAAAATATTTGACAAGTATTCCAAGCAACTGCAGATCAAAAAATATGGAGGTAGAACAATAAGCACCCATGGAATTCGGAGCCACCTCTCCAGAACCCGAACGGTCGAAGGGATAAAACCATCTATCATATTTGTAGACTATGCGGATTATATACTCCCGACTTCAGGGGAATCTGATTCATCCTATTATGATCGAGGAAACACCTACCAAGACCTTCTAAACCTTGCCGAAGAGTACAACTGCCCTGTGGTCACAGCAAGCCAACCTAAAGTGGCTGCTTGGGAGAAAGACACTATTGAAGAGGCTGACCTTGCCGAGAGTAGTAAGAAGGCTCAGTTAGCCAGAGGGATCATTACAATAAACCAAACTGCAGCTGAGGAAGAGGAAAATTATATGAGGCTTTATACGGCCAAAATGTCTAAAGGAGTGAAGAGCAGATCAGTAAAAATAAGTGTTGACTTAGGTAGGTGTCAGTTCAGAGAATTGAAGCAGGTAAATTAAAGTAAAGAAATTTTTGGAACGGTCAATAACCCAGAACGATGAAAACAAATAAACAATCACATATGTCCGTAAGTAACGTAAAGACCACAATGGATACGTTGGATAGACTGGCTAAAGAATCTGGGGATGAAAAGAACGGCCTTGAGATATTGGAGGACACAGCTTCTATACTTCTTGATGTATCGACTTCATTTCGTATACTGAAGTTCCACATCAAGTGCAAAATAAAGGCCTTCTTTCACATTCAGTGGTATAAATTCAAACAACTTTTCACTAACTAATTATGTCAAGACTTAACAAATTTGATTCACCATT